AGCGGACGAGTTAGTCAGTAGGGAGATAGTAGTGAACGTCCCTGACGCTGAACCTCTATCTTCCGTGAAATTAGTAGTGTTCAAAGGTGCCACGGAGAAGGTAATTTGCATGATGTTTTTCTGCTGACCACCTACCGTTATAGGTGCGACCTTGGCATTTCGAAGAGCTTGGATAATTGCAGGATTTTGACGAGTACGTTGAACAGAAAAATTGATAGACGGTCCATAGTATTCTATAACATTGATAGATACATCTTGAACGTTCGATTGTTTTCCTCGCGTGTCCGTAACCCATGCTCTTACAGTAGCGTTACCATTAAAGTTCATCATACCTAGTTTACCGCCGTTCTCGTTGATAGCTTGGTTCTTACCTACGAGTTCAGCGTGAAATGCTTGGATAGTAGATCCGTAAGCGCCGGAAGCATTGTTGAAGTTGACTTGAATGTTCGACATGATTTGGAGGAAGGTATTCCCTGTTAAAATCTGTCGAACCGCGGAAGTCGTGTCCACTAAAGAAATACCTGAAAATGTAGGACGTACTGAATCAGGGATATTGAACTTCCATCCATTGGAATAGAAGTCACTACCAATTTGCGTAGTTCCGTTATAGGTTCGAATACAGATGTCCATTGTCCCGGAACTGGATTTAGGTAAGTACCTCGCTAAGTCCAGTGATGGCGTAAAGGAAACGCTAGTAGTATGGTTCTTACCTAAATCTATCCAGTCGCTGCCGAAAACTCGGTACCAAACTTGATGCGTAAAAGAGTTCACTTTTCGATTGAAAATAATCGTATGTAAAGATCCTAGATTTCGATTTCCTTCAAAGCTGGAGATCTGCGTCGACCTTGGAATACTGTCCAAGGTGTAATTAGTAGAGATAGTGATATTTCCGTGAACGCCGTTATTAGGGTCAAACGACGCCCAGACGGACATTGTCTTCGTCCCGTCACTATTGTGAGGAACAGTTACTTCTCCACTTGCAAGCGTAACCTCTTCGCCGGACGTGTCGTAGTCTGGGTGACTGCTATGAACACTTGAACCATTTAACCATACCGAAAGGTTACTAATATTTCCATAAGTCCATGTTCGATAAGCTCCATCACGGTCGACAGTAGCTCGCCAACTAACTCGCGAGGAGTTGTTAGTGATGTCCTGACTAACTTGTTCGACGTAAAGGTTCAAGTGAAGAGGACCGTATGAGTTGATAAATTTTGTCATTTTATTCTCCTTATCCTACATACCGAATCACGTTCATGTCAGGATTAAACGAGTATTGTTCCGTTCTAAATCGGCCGACTTGAATGGATTGGGTAAAGATCCCGTTATCGATGTGAATGACCCCTTGCGTAAGGTACATGACTTCCTTCCCTGCGGAGAACATAGAAATTCGGTCACTCGATACCTTAATGGCAGAGCTACCGTCGTTCTTACCGATAATCAATCCTTCATTAGAAGAGCTCATGTAACTGTCCACGAACTTTTTCAGTTCCCGTAGACCGCCGAGCTCTTGGATAGTAGCTTCAATTCGACTTGCTGCTAAGATAAGGTCAGCTTCGGATTTTTTGATAGCTTCTTCATTAGCTTTCATTCTACCCTCGTAAGCCTTTTCTAAGTTACTTAGCTGTTCCATTGTAGCCTTAGCTTTCAACTCTTCGTCATGTAGTTGCGCCTTTTCTGTAAGAGCCGTCAACTGTTGATTAGTTAGCTTTTGGTTAGCCTTCTCGTCTAATTGGGACTGAATATCTTCCATGGCTAAAGACCAGTCAGTTGGTACGTTACCGAGTTCCAGTTTCATACCACAGATTTCGATATTACCAGGTCCTTGTTGACCGAACTGAATACCGTTGTTTTCCGTGTCCGCGGTAAAGGATAGACTATACTTAACCCAATTCTTGTTACTAATAGTCTTAAAGAGTATACGGTTAGTATCGTTCACTGTCCAAGATCTTATTAGCAAGTGGACATTAGGTCGATCACTCGTAGGACTTACACGAGCCCAGCAGGACATGGTATAACGTTGACCTACAATTAGCTTGACGTTTTGACCTAAATCCTTGTTTCCGTTGTTCGTGTTGTCTTTAACTCTAATACCTTTTAGGATCCCAGGTACCGGGTAATTGTTAAGGGTCAAAACTTCGACGGTTCCATTACCACCTGACCTAACGCTCCATGTAGTACCTACGCCGTCTTTGATAGGAAGCGTAGCAGTATTTCGAAGTAAGTTTTGAGAACCAACTTGAACATTAGCCAAACGGTCGAACCATTTATACTTCGTTCGATCCCTGCTATCAGCTTGTGTATAATCGGAGTAATAACCCATATATTGTTGATTATTATCTTCCAAACTGAACTCACGTGATCCGTCTGCACTTGATGCGTAAGCTATATGGAAATAATTCGTCTTACCGTCTGCGCCTGGCTTCCCAGGTATCCCTTGCGCTCCGTCATTACCCTTCCACTTCGTCCAGCGATAGGCCGCGGGGTCTTTGGAGTGTTCAGGGTTAAAATCCTGATACTGTCCAATATAAGCACGACCCTGATCCGTGTGACTAAATCCTTCGCCGTTAGGACTATCGGAGAACGCTATATGAGTATATTGAGAGCGTCCATCACGTCCAGCGGCTCCAGGAATACCTTGTAGCCCTTGCGGACCTTGTAGCCCTTGTAGCCCTCTTGGACCTGTTTCACCAATTTTAGAGACGGAGTACCCTGTTTCACTCGTGTTGTCAGTATACGTCCAAACCGTTTTTGTCCAAAGGAAAAAGCCGGGTTGAACGTTTGGAATGTTCGAAGTCCAGTTTGTCGGTGGAACTGTCCCGGAAGTAGATCCTGCATAGGTAATCGTAGTAGACTTAATCCCTACTCCGTCCTTACCCGCTATACCGTCACGTCCATTATTTCCGTCACGTGGAATATAGGTCTTTTGATAACCTGTTTCATTTGTGTTGTCCGTATATGTCCAAATTGTTCGAGTCCATAGGTACTGACCTTTTATAAGCGCAGGAACTTGACTTGTCCAAGATCCAGGTTGAACAGTATCATTCATACTAATACCATACATCACTGAGGTATTTTTCAGCCCAAGTCCGTTCTTACCAGGTACGCCGTCGCGCCCTGGATCTCCCTTAGCGCCGTCCTGTCCGTTACGAGATACCGAATAACCAGTCTCCGTAGTCTTGTCCGTATAGCGCCAAGTCGTTTTCGTCCAAAGGTAATGTCCTTGCGGAACAGTAGGGACTTGAGTTGACCAACCTCCGGCAGGCGCAATAGTCGCGGAGTTCGAACTTGCGTACATAATTTCAGTAGCAGCTATACCGACTCCGTCTTTACCTGCGATACCATCTTTACCTGTATTACCATCTTGTCCAATATAGGCAACTGAATAGCCAGTCTCGTGCGCTCCGTCAGTATATCGCCAAAAGGTTTTCGTCCACAAGAACCGTCCTTTGATTAGTTCCGGAACTTGTTCACTCCAACCACTTTCAGGCTCTTGCGTACCTGAGACAGAAACGGCGTAAGTAATAGCCGTATCAGCTATACCTACTCCATTCTTCCCGGCAACTCCATCCACGCCGTCGCGTCCTGGACTTCCTTGTTCTCCTTGAGGACCTTCCGGCCCTTGTAGCTTGACCCAAGTGAAGTCATCAGGGACAAGTTCATTAGGGTGTTTAGTTGTCGAAATGACTCCGATATACTTCCCTGATTCAGCGTTGAAATTAGTACCTAAGATATCGTCTGCGTACCTAATAACGACATGGGATTCAGTCTCCAATTCTCCAGCTAATACACCTTCGCCGTCCTCGTTCAGTAAGTCCATAAGATCACGTCTTGGATCTTGGAACGTCAAAACGGACTGTGATAGGTCGTCATAGTCGATTTTTCGGGACGAAATTTTGCGCCATTCGATAACGCTATAATGGTCATCGACAATCAATTGAGTATGATGTAGGTCTGGGATCTTTTTATACAAGACCGCCGAAGCCTCATACCCAATCAAAGGACGACAGTAAATATCCAAGTAAGCCCTAGCAGCACTCATTAGATTTTCTTTAATCTTAAAACGTTCATCACTTTTAGACTTTGCGATGTAGCGAGGACGCATCTGACGAGCCGTAAACCACGAAACGTCAATGAGGTAGTCACTGCCATTGTTGATCGAAGCAAACGTCAAAGGCTCCTGACTTCCTTCTTCCTTTTTACCTGTAAGTTTGTAGGCGGTACACAAGTTACGGGAGTCTTCTTGTCTAGTAACGTATTTCAAATTCTCTTCCACAACCAACGGGAAGTCAACTTTTGACTCCGTGTAGGGTTGTAGAAATACGACTGTTCGAACTATTCGAACTTCTTGCTCTAATAGTTCTTCATAACCGAACGTGATCTCTAAATTGTATTGCTTCGCTAAATAGCGTAGGTGCCATAGCATTGAGTTCTCTTTAGCCGTAATACTTCGAACTCTTTTATTCGCCCCGTCCGGTGGACATACTACTTGAACCCATTTACCTGCGTCCTTGATAATGTCCTGCGCTACGGCGCCGACGGTAGTTGCGACATGCTTTAAAGGTCTTGGAAGTCCTTCAGCGAGTTCGTACCATAAGGCGTAACAAGTGAACTTGGTCAATCCTTTAGTATCTTCGACGTCTTGTGCGTACTTGATACGGAACCATCTACCTCCAAAGCTAATAATATTTTCGACTTTTAGATGTTGGTAAATCGAAGAAGTCTCAATGCTCTCAAAAGTGAATACTTCCTTACCTCTTGCGCGGGTTACGATTTCATCTTCATACATCTTACTGAAGATTTCCACGCTGGCGCCAAGTAGATTGTAGTTTTGGTCATAAACATAAACAATATCGTCCGGGATAGGACTCATTATTAGGCCGTTATCTAACATGAAATCTCCTTTCTAATAGTAAGATGGACTTAGGAACATCTCTACCGTTACCGGCAAAGTAGTCGTCCATGAAGCCGTATCGTTTGCGCGATATTGGATCCTAATTGTAGCTTCTCCATTAGGTACTTTGAAAAATGCTCCTCGTTTAATGTACCTAAAAATGTTCGTAGCTTGTTGACTTGCGCTAATTTTAATTAGTTCAAAAGTACCTAAGTTCAACATGATTATTGAACCAGCTTCCATAAGTACCGAGTTAGTACCGAACTCCACAAATTGTCCTGAACTTTTTTCTTCGATACGGAAATATCCGTTCAGTTGACTAGTAGCTCTTAACTCTAATCGAACTTGTCGAGTAGGTCGTCCAGGGTTAGGAAGTTTATCTCCTCCATCAGCGGCCTTAAAGGTATAAGGTTTTCGAATGACTGCGTTCGTGTACTCATAACCATCTTTGAACTGAATACCGATTTTCACAATCAAAGTCGCCTCACCTAAAACAGGAACTTCGGTCAATGACCCATGTTCACTTTCCCCTAAAAACTTACCAAATCGGTAAAAGTCCGGATCCTCTTTAGTGGACAATCGCCAAAATGATTTCGATCTAATAAACTGTTTAAACTCGCGATATTTTGCGTTTACTTGTTTTTCCGATAAGCCTTTGAACAATACAGTGACGCTCCCTGTTAGGCCGGATAGAGCAGTAGACGGAGAATCCAATACTCCGTCTATCCCCTCTGGGTTTTTAAACCCTGAATCCTTAAATCCTGCCAAGGTAAGCCCTGTATAGTCCAGCACGGTCGCTCCTTTAGTCGACAAGTCAATGCCGTCTGCTAAAAGCGTTTGTCTGTTTGCCATACTAGCCTCCTTATGGTGTTACAATGTTACCAAACCCTGATAAGGTTTCTTTACTTTTATTATAAAGACCACGTGAGAGTTTGTCAACGTCATCATTATTTCGAACTACGATTGTTCCAATAGTGATTGTGGTGTGATCCTTACCTCCGGAAGTTCCACCTCCTTGAGGCTTGTCTGGATCCTTGTCCTTGTTACCGTAAAGGTCTACTTCTGGCGTTCTAATAGCGTCTAATACCTTACCGAATCCAGGTTTTGGAAGTTCGTCCGGCATTTCGTCTACAATTTGTTCGAAAACGTCTTTGACCTTTTGAACTACTCCATTTTCTTGGATGTCCATTTTCACATCACTAAGAGCTTCCGTAACAGTTGAAGCCATTTCGATAGCCTTGTCACGTGTAGTCCTAATCATGTTACCAATACCGTTCACAAACCCTTGTCCAGTATATACCCCCATTTTCTCCATCACACGAGATGGTGAGTGGATACCGAGGAAGCCTTTGACGGCGTTCAATGCACTGCTAGCCATGTTCGCCGCAGCGTTTACGGCCGAGCTTACCATCGAACCGATACCATTGATGAACCCTTGAACCAAGTTCACTCCGGCGCTTACCATTTGTCCAGCGAATCCAGTGATACTAGAAATCATAGAGCTACCCATTGAACCAATCTTACCTACTACGGAACCGATCATGGAACCGATACCGCTAATAAGATTTCGAATTAAGTTCGCTCCTCCAGATAACATCTGTCCTAAGAAGCTTGCGATCTTACTTACCACTTGACCCATCATAGAGGCGATTGTAGAGACGAGTGACCCTATTAGGGAGGCGATACCTTGGATCAATGCTTGTAGAAGTTGAACCCCTGCTTGGAGAAGTTTAGGAACGTAGTCTACAATAGCTTTGAGTAACGCCATCATAATTTGAATCGCTCCAGCGAGTAGCTGCGGGATCATTTGGATAAGTCCTTGTATCAACGCAAGTAGCAATTTGACACCCGCTTCAAGTAGTTGAGGCAAGTTTGACAAGATTGAAGTCAATAACGTCGTTATAATTTCAATCGCTGCTACAATAAGTTCCGGGATCATTTGAATGAGTCCTTGGATAAGCGCCATAAGGATTTGGATACCTGCCTCTAGGATAGGGCCGATATTTTCAATCAAAGCGTTCACAAGTCCCATAATGATTTGTAACGCTGCTTCTAAAATCATTGGCAGTGCTTGGATTAGTCCCTGGACAAGTCCTGTGATGATTTGTAACGCCGCTTCTATGATAGCAGGTAGAGCCTCTACAAGTCCTTGAATAAGAGCTTGGATGATTTGTATCGCTGCGCTAATAATCGTTGGTAACGCTTGAATAAGGCCGTTAAATAACGCCATAATAATTTGAATCGCTGCTTGGATAATAGTTGGTAATGCTTGCGCAATACCGTTTATTAGAGCCGTTAGGATTTGAACCCCTGCTGCAAGTATTGTCGGTAAGACTGTCGATATTGTCTGTACTAAGGATTCAATTACCTGTGAAATAACGGACACGACACCTGGGATAGCATTAGCTATACCTTCGATCAACTTAACTAAAATTTCAGTTCCCTTTTGAACAAAAATAGGTAAGTATTGGTTAATAGCATCCGCTGCGCCTTGGATAGTGCTAGTCAAGTTATCGAATACTTGAGTAATTCCATCAGCGTTCAGTTGCCCTGTACGAGCCCAGGCGGTTAGGAACGACACTACGAGACTAATGACGAGACCTAAAGGACCTGTAATACCGAGGAACGCAAGTCCTACCTTAGTCAGTACGGAAGCAGCGATCGACATGACCCCTCCTACCTTACCAAAAGCACCTCCTAGCCGTTCAAGTCCACTACTAATGAACGAACCTATCGAAGATCCTGCTTGTCCTAAGTTGATACCAAATTGTTGTAAGGTATTAGCAACTTTCGAACTAATAGCAGAACCGAACTCTTTGACCTTTTCGGCGGCTTTTTGTAGCCACTCCCAAAGGACTTTCAATTTCTCTGCCGTCCATTCTACGGCTACTCCTAGACCTTTTTTAATAGCAGGCGCTAAGCTATCGATGAAGTTCCGGAACTTCTCGGATTTAGTGTATGCTATCATAAAGACGGCGACTAGGGCGTAGAATGCGGCTACTACCAGAGCTATCGTTCCCATCGTTCCCATAAATGCAGGTCCTAAAAATTGCATAGCTATTCGAAGTTTCACCATTGTCGTCATCACTGTCCCAGCTATTAGCAATAGCGGTCCAAGTGCTGCGACCATTCCGGCGAAAATGACTACCATTTTTTGACCTACGGGAGACATATTAAGGAACGCTTCAATAAGTTTAGTGATCCCACCTACGACCTTCGTCAATGCGGGTTCTAAAATTTGTTGAATGACAATCGCTGCGGATTCAAACGCTCCTCCCATTTGTTCAATCTTACTAGCCAGGTTGTCCTGCATAGTCTCTGCCATTTCCCTTGCGGCTCCATCGGAGTTGATTAGGGCGTTAGTCATTTTATCCAATTTCTCTGGACCTGCGTCTAATAGTGCGAGCATACCTGAGAGGGAGTTTTGACCGTACAAGGTTACGAGGTGTCGGTTCCGTTCTTCTTGCGTAAGCCCGGCGGTAGCCGTTTTCAATTGAGCAATTTGTTCCCGAAGTGGGATCATCTTACCATTGGCGTCGTAGAACGATACTCCTAACTGATCCATGGATTTAACCATAGCCTTAGTTGGTTTAGCTATACGAGACAAGGCTCCGCGAAGTGTCGTACCTGCTTGTGAACCTTTGATACCTGCGTCGGCCATAATACCGATAGACGCTGCGGTTTCTTCTAAACTTAGTCCCATCGAGTGCGCAACCGGTGCGACGTATTTCATCGCTTCGGCCATATCGACGGTCTCTGCGTTCGTATCAGCGGCAGCTCGTGCGAATACGTCCGCGACGTGTCCGGCTTGTCCTGCTTCTAATCCAAACGCTCGTAGGGAGCTCGCCATCGCCTCGGAACTTGCTGCTACATCTCCTCCAGATACCGCAGCGAGGTCGAGGACCCCTGGCATTGCGTCCATGATCTCGTTCACTTGGAAACCCGCTGAAGCGAGGTTCTCCATACCTTGCGCAGCCTCTTTAGCACTGAAGGCCGTCTTAGCACCGAGTTCGATTGCCTGACGTTTCATCTTGTCCAGTTCTCCACCTGTTGCCCCTGCGATAGCCTGTACCCGGGACATCTGTGCTTGGAACTCGTTCCCTACCTTAATGGAAGTCGCAGCTATACCTAAAAGAGGTAGCGTTACGGCGGTAGATAGTACCTTACCCATGCCTGTCAACGCTGAACCGATTTGGAAGGATTTGGACGACTCAACCGCTAATCGTTGAGCCTGGTTTTGAGCCAAGTTCAATTGACTTGTGAAATTTGAAATGTCTAGCGTCATTTTAGCTGCTATTGATCCAAAATCCATATATCTTCCTTTCTATTCAATAAAAATAGGAGCGACTAAATGAAGTCACTCCCTTAGCATTTGCAAACCTGGATTCTTTTTCTCGTCTCCAGGGTACCTAGGAGTCTTATCGTCCTCGATGTAGCGAATGTAGGCTACGGCCGCAGTATCGAAGCAATAACGTCCAATATCTGTGGTTAGCCCTACGACATCACTAGGTCTAATATGAAATTCAGTAGCGACTGCTATGACATTAGACATTTCCTTCGTTTGAACGAAAGGACTCCGCCGAAGCTACCTCTCCGTACATGGCGCTGAAGATTGTCATCAACTGATCGTCCGTCATGTACTCCCCAATTTCTGCATAGGTAGGTTGAACCAATGCTGCTTCCGCAAAGACACGCAAGAGCTCGGCCATGTCCTGGATCCCTGAATCACTTTTGTTCAGTTTTTCCAAGGCTTTGCGTTTTTGGTCGTCTGTGATAGACTTCATGTCCAAGTTGTCTTTAGTGACTTCTTGTGTTTCACCGAAAAGTTCAGTTACCTTACCTAAAAGGGTATTAGGGATGCGACCGTTCGCGATCAAGTTCATTACCCCAGCCGAGCGAATTTGAACATAAATAGGCTCAGCTCCTTTTCCAAAACCTGGAAGAGGGATAATTTGGAACGATTTTTGACGAAATTGTTCAGCGGTGATAATGTTGTTATTCATAGCAGTACCTTTCTAAAATTATGCGTATTGTGCGACAAGTGTGATATCGCGGTCAGGCATAACACTTGTATCGAAGTTCCACATAGTGGTTTCACCAAGGACTTTCCAGCCTTTGAAGACTTTGCCGTCTGTGCGTGTAGGATCCGCAGGTTTAGGCGTTACCTTTTTACCTACTTCTACTTTGACAGGATTAGCCGTTCCGTTACCACCCGCTAAATCATACTTCACATTGCGAAGGATAGCAGGGAGTGTAGGAACATAGTCCATTGACTTAACAGGAAGTCCAGCCTTAGTAGCCTCGCGGGCTTTGATTTTGAACTCAGGTGCATAGAACTCTTTACCGATGTTCAATCCTGGAGCGCTACCGGTACAGTTGTTCAAAGTGATTTTGACGTAGTTGACGATGGAGTCTCCTACATAGTTAGGCACATAGATATTCATCCTAAATGGCTTCATATTTGTTGCGCCTTGTGCAAGCATTGGTGAGTCATATCCAGCGATAGCTTCGTTCACTTTGCGAACAGTACCACCTTCAATCAATGCCATAATTTCAGGATCAAACGTGTTATCCTTGAATGTTAGGTCGTAACCATACAAAAGGTCTGGAGTACGCACGATCGCAAGAATACGAGTATCATTGCGCTTGATGTCTTCCGTACCTTCCGAGGTTACTGACTCGAGTTCCGCAGTCTCAGCGGTGTCGACTGTAAACTTAGATCCACCAACTTTTGGTAGTTGAGTGAGTGGATCAAGTTCTTCGATTTCGACAAACTTAATTCCGTAAAGAATATCCTTACTCATTTATAGATTTCCTCCTTG